AGGAAGGCCACGGGGCGCCCCCTGCGCGGCTCGTAGGGCTGCCGCTGACCCCATTCCAGTTTTCCAGGGTCAATGATGTACAAATCTCCTTCCAGCGTGAATTCCGCCAGCACGACGGAACGGTAATAGGAATCATCCTCATTACCCCCCACACGGGCCAGAATGCGGTCAATGCGCTCCTGGGAGATATGGGGGCAATCAAAGGCCGTTACCACCATCGGACAGAAGAGTTCTTTTTCCTCGTGGAAACAGCGATAAAATTGCCCTTCCGGCTTGCCTGGGGATGAAAGGTAGATGCAGAATTGAAGCGTACATCGTTCAATGGCGTCAAAGATTTCATCAGGAACCGTCTTTGCCTCGTCCACCACGAAAAACACGGGGGAAGAAGGATCATCCCCGGTAAACTCGTCAACGTCAAACAGACGGGCTTTCTTCTCGCTGCGGGGGTCTTCCTCCTCCTGTTCCTTCCGCTCATCCTTGAATTCGTCCGTCACACGCCCGTGCCAGCCTTCCGCCTTCCCGGCGTGGTTGGTGGAAAAGCCTTCGATGAATCCCCCTTCCGGCGTTTCCACGCGGCAATTCTTGAGCCATTTCCAGCCCGCAAGGGATGGGTTGTTCCGGTGCCGTTCCAGGGCAGGCCAGAGCTGGTTTTTTACCTGGCGCCATGAGCCGGACGTAATAGGCATGCGCCCACGGGGGAAACGCCACAGGAACCACAGAGCAAGGATGCCGATCACTTTATCCGTTTTGCCGGATCCGTTGGCTGCACGCAGGGCAACGCGCTTGCCGCGGGCGGCACGTTCAAGAGCCTTCATCTGCCATTTGTACAGCCCCGTTTCCCCCAGCACCACGGCGGCAAAGATGACGGGGGAATCTTCCGGCCTGACAGGAGGCCCTAGCTTTCTTCCTCTTCGGACCATACTTCTCTCAAGGCTGCCACTAACGGAACGATTGCTTCTGCTGGAAGTTTATGGGTCACCTCTACGTTTTTTTCTCCACCTTCCAGAGCCAGCGCCGCACGGTCTCCGTACTTCTTCGGCATCAGCTTGGCAAGCATCCATTTGAGCGTGTCTATTTCCAACTTGACCGCCTGCAGCATGGTTCCCCCTATTTCGGCACGTGGGGCCACTTCATGCCCTTTCTCCACAAGGTCAAGCAACTTGTCTTCTAGGGCGGCAAGCCGTTCCTCGCACGCGCGCGCGTATTGGTTTGCAAAATCCGCGTTCTCTCTGGCCCAATTCATCACCGTGGGATGGGGAATGCCTTCCTTTTCGGCAGCCTTCCTCAGACTATCCCCGCAACGTATATGACCGCAAATGCGTTCAGAGAGGGCAGCGCTATACCTGGAAACATTTCCCTTCTTCCCGGTCCTCTCTTTCTTCATTTCGCATACTCCTTGTTGATTTTTTCCCACCCTGCCGGGGGTATATCGTCCTGGCGGGGAACGTACGCCTTTCCGGAGAGTTTCACATATCCTTCAATCCAGCGCAGCCCTTCCGCGTCAATACAGCGTTCAAAGCTGGGGCAGTCCGCGTTATCGTAGAGGATACTATCAGGTTTACGCTCATAAGCGCTACATTCCATACTACCCGGGTTGAGCTTCTTCTTGGAGCACAAAAGGCATTTCATCAGGAGAGGGTGGGATGTTTTGCATCCTTTGAAATCAGACTCCCAAATTCTCTTGTGCGCTGGTGATGTTTCTTCTTTCATATCATTATTGTATCAATTCACAGTCAATGATCAATTTCCCGTTCTGATTATGGAATTGGAGAAATTTGAGGGTTCCTCCCTTCTGGATGATGATTTCATCTTCACTGCTAAAATAGGTTTGCGGGCTAAGGCCGTCCCAGTCCTTACCGGCCCCTGCCCCGAATCTGGAAAAGGGCTCTGCATAAATGGCACGGGTTTTCTTCTTCAGGAGAATTCTGAACAACACGGGACGGTTCATGAATCCTTTCCCCTCCGCTACGGCAGCAGACATGAAACCTTCGTCTTTGAGAGGGTTTCCCACTACGGAGAGATTGAGCATATCAACCAGCTCGTCTGTTATTTCTTCTCCTTTCCAGTTCAAAGCGTCTTTCAATTCCTTGTAAACCCCACAGCCACGGAAAACAACCATGTCTTGAGGCACTTTGCATCTGTCAATGACTTTGGCGATCTGTTTCGCCTTGGCGTTGGACTTCCCCTTCCTCAAATCGTTGTTGATGCGGGCATATCCATTTCCGGTGTAGGAAAACAAAGCGTTCTTTTCCAGTCTGGATGCCTTTGCCCACACTTCCCCGGTAACGCTTCGCAAAAGGTCATCAGCTTCCTTATCCGTCAACGGGGCAGGCATCTTCACCTTGGGGACATCTCC